GCCACCTCCATACGCGGATCTGTTTGCCAAGCTTTACCTCCAGGTCGCCACATTGAGTACTCATCAAATGCAGCTTTGTGTCCTGGATTCAGTTCCAAATACGTTCCAACCATTGGCCGTAAAATCGGACAAACCTTAGAAGCGTCCCGTAAACCCAACATTTTCTCACTCAACCGTTCAGTAATCTTACCGTCAGTAGAGTAGCAATGAAAAAGCTTGTACAAGACACGCCCCGGATAAGGTGCCCACCGCAGAGCCCCCTGTAAGTCTGCGGTCAATCGCATCGATAGGAATTCGAGATTTCGTTTTTCCAAATCAGTAGTATCCAACGTCTTAAAGACACACGGTGAAAATTCAAACCCATTCTTCAGAGCATAAAAATTCACATCCTTGTTGATTTTGATGCGGCGTTGTGGAGTAACCCGAGCTGCTCGCATCAGGCAGAAGAAGTCATCACCTAAGTGATAATTCCACGTTTCCACAATTTTGATTTTCAACTTCGAGAGAATCAAAACCAGCACCATCATCATTAGGACAGTGTGAGCCCAAGACGTACGCCATGTACCAGTAGGCGTCTGACCCGGTACTTCGAAAACCATATGCATGTGCTTCCAAGTGTAGTGAATGTGCATCAATGCAGCCTTTTCTGACTCCACCAGTTTCATCACATCCTCATCAGACAAAGCATGCGGCAAGTTTTTCAACAGCTGCTGTACTATGTCAACAATGAAAGAAAAGTGTTCAGGCGTGTGACATCGATCCATCGACTTCACGTCACCGTATAACACATGCGTAAGGCCTCCTACTTCGGGGAGAGTTTCGCTAAGATCCAGTGCAGTATACCCTCCGGAATACACCAAATGAAACTTAGTTCCACCCAACTCGAAATAGTTTTTCCCATTGAAAGCGTCGTGCGCTACTTCAGTCAACATCGTTGCTATTGGCCCCAAGGCCAATAGGTACGATTCATGAGGCATCCAAATAGTTCGTGGACGATTCATTTTAGTTAACTTGAGAGCAGCGCCCTCATTGGATTTCACCATCATCTTTGCGCTAAAAACCTCACCTCTCTGATGGATCAGGGCGAGAGTCTCGGGAGCACCATTGGTCTCCACCAAAACATTTCGGTACTGAGCAGCACGGCCAGGTCGAAACTTAGTAAGATATTCATCATATGTTTTA